GGCATTAACGGCATCAAAATTTCTGAATCAGGTGATAAAGTCGTATTCGAAGTTTCCGCAGACTATGCCGAAAAGGATTGGGTTACTGCACAGGGTTATTTGACAGCCGAGACTGACTGGACAGATACGATTACAGCTGCATCTGCAAATGCCTATGAACAGGCAACTGCAGCAATTCCGCCAGCATTTGACCCTTCTTACATTTCTGCACAGGTCGATACCAAATTAAACTCTGCAATTTATGCCGCTGATTCTGGAACGTTTTTAACAGCATTACCGCAAGATTTAGTTTACACAGCTGACATTGCTGACATGGCTACGACTGGTGATTTAACTGGTAAGCAAGACATTACTGGAATGACAGCCTATGCGACTGTTGAATCTTTGACTGCAAAACAAGATGCTGGTTCCTACCTCAGTTCTACGGACAGTGCAAACTTCTTATTAACGTCTGATTCTGGTAACTTCTATCCGATGAATGAAAATCCGGCGGGTTACTTGACTGCACATCAGGATTTGAGTGATTATCAGACTACTGCTGACATGACTGGTTACTTGACTACTGCAGATTCTGCAAACTTTTTGACAGCCGTACCTGATACATACTTACAGAACACTGACTTGACAATTAGCGATAACAAGATTACAGAAATTTCCGGTATTCCATTATCAGCTGGTGACGAATTACCATCTGGCTTGATGAATGAGAGCGGACTGGAATACAATGCAGTCAATGAGATTTCTGGCTATAACGGTTCTGCCTTTGCACAATATGGACATGAAGCCCAGTGGCTCGTTCACGATGATACATTGGTACATGCTGCTAACTCTGCTCAATACGCTTTGGGCGTCAATTTGAGTGCTGTTGCTCAGCTACTTGGTGTTGATGAGACGGTACTCTATTCTGGTGCTTCAACTACAGCTTTTACTTTAAGTGAACCGATGACATCATTTGAAAAAATACAGTTAGGAGTAATATCAAATGGTGAACGTTCCATGGTTTATGTACCAGTAGATGCACCTGTTGGCTATACTTTAAGTTCTACTTTAAGATTTGCAGGAATGAATTATATGCATTCAAATGACGGCGCTCCATTACAAACATTTGGTGCAGAATACTCATCAAATAATGGCACGTCATTCACAGCAGTAAGAGGACAGATAAGAGCATTTTATTACACAGGTTCTGGTATGTGGTATGCACAATCTATACCAGGAATTTACAAAGTCATCGGTATCGGTCGCCGTAATAATACATAACTAGAGGTTTATATGATTAGTGAAGAAAGCGCAAAAGCATTTTGTAGAGAAGATATTAGTTTAATTGAAAACTACCAGGAAGCCGTTGCTGATAAAGAAACTATGTGGCATTGTCATCATAGAGATGAGATTAGATTTTTGCCATCTGGTATGATTGCTCTACGCTCAAAACAGGAACTTATTGAAAATGGAAGATACTACCATTGTCCTGCAAATGAATTGATCTTTATGCGTTCGAAAGAACATAGAGCATTACATTCTCATCATCAAAAATGTACTGACGAAACAAAAGAGAAACTTAGAAACTTCAATCTTGGTAAAACGAGTCCTCGTAAAGGTGTTAAACTTTCCGAAGAAACTAAAGCCAAATTAAGAGCTGCAAATCTTGGTAAGAAACATACTCCAGAGGAAATACAAAGAATGCGAGAAGCACAATTAAAGAGATGGGCAAATGCTCGTAAGGAGGTGTAAATAATGAACACAATATATGACGGAACATTTGTATTAGGCAACACAAGTGCCACAACATACCAAGCAGGTCCAGGTATTTCCATTACACAGCCATCGGAAGGAACTGTAAGGATTTCCAACGATGAAACTGTGCTGTGGAGTGCTGATGTACCAAAAGATTCTGGAACAATTACTTTGTCTGAAAACTTTAATAACTTTGAGAAGATAGGTGTTAGTTTTAATGATGACGGTCCGGATTTTAATTATCAAGAGTTTCCTTGTTCATCTACTAATCAACATATAATTTTATTCGGTCAAGATTGTCACTATGAAAACGCTGTTGGTTGGTGTTTGTATATGAAGTGGGCTTCTTTCTCATTTGATTATAATGGAACTACAATGTCTTTAGAGTGTGCTGGATATAATAACATATATGGTACAACCAAAGGAACATCAACTGCAAGTTATCCTTGGGCAAAACCATACAAGATTGTCGGCATCAACAGAATCAGTGGAGGTAACGCATAATGAGTGAAATCAACGCAATCGCAACAAATAATTTTTTACTAGCCACACAGCAAGAAGTATCGCATGACAATACGCTCTCAGGAAACGGAACTGTTGATAGTCCGTTGGGTGTGGTGCCGGGATATAATGAAACGGTGCTTTATTCTGGTCAAGCTACGGGAAATTTAACATTATCAGATAATCCTCTCAATTATGAAAGATTATTGGTAACTTTCAATGCTTCAACAGGTAATACCGATATGGGCGCTGGTTCTGAAATATTTGAGCCAGATAAAACACATCTAGTTTGTTTACATAACTACTTTATGTATCAAACCACACAGACAGCTTTCAATAATATGAATGAAGCATGGGCAGTATATTCAGGCGTTGATACTACTACATGGACAAGAACTATTGGTGGCTGGAGAAATGGCTCTACTTATACATCAAACTTAAATAATAGTAATAATTTCTTAAAAGTATCTAAGGTCATCGGTATCAATCGTATTTCAGGTAACGAATAAAATGGAAGACATTTTGACGCAATTTCTAAATTCGGGTCCCGTAGGTATAGTTTCGGCAGCGGTAGTCTATTTGATTATCGCACTACAGAGGAATTCTACCAAGAAGTCCAGAGATACGGCCGCAGACTCCATGGACACTAGGGTAAAGGTCCTGGAGAACGAGATACAGCGATTGAAAGATTTGGATTTGGATGCGAGACTGGCACAAATTCAGACTGACCTATCATGGATCAAGGAGAAATTAAAATGATAACTTCCGGTTTTTCTCTAGCATTTAATAATAAGGCTTTGTTGAACAATTCCAAGGAAATGCTTTGGGAACGTAACATCTATCAGGTTACGACATCTACTGACGGTCACGGTTCCATTACGGCGAGCCCTATGTCAGGCTATCAGGGCACTACGGTCTCGTTATCCAATACTCCGAATACGAACTATAGCTTTACGGGATATTCTGTTACCGGCGCGACATTGACCGGCAATCAGTTCACTTTGAATAACGACGTGACGGCAAGGGCGGAGTTCGCAGCTAATGCCATTGATTATTACAGTAATCCGCAAGGAATTAACGCCTATACTAATCAGCATACCAGGATTTTTGTAAATATTCCATTCCAGACTAATTATACAGTCGTGAAATACGATTCGCGTTATCATCAAAATCCGTCAACTGATGCAAGGCTTTTCAATGAATTAATAGTAAATGCATATTCAGAAGAAGCCCGCATGAGAGAAACACAGTATGGCGTATATACCCATGACTTCAGCGCCACGCCGACTAACACTATAACATGTACTACTGGCATGCCGCCAAATTCTTGGAAATTTATTATCGACAGGAGTGCACGTAGATGGTCCGGTTATATAGACGGAAATTATGACGGAGGTGCTGACATTATGTTTACTTATAGGACAGGTTCGAATACGGCTGCAACAGCAAGGGCGCAGGCAGACGACGTAAGCGGTCTTGTCGCAATCGAATGGTACCCGTTTGGCGGACGTATGGAACAGTATATAACCAACATAAAGATTGGCGGAACTACCAGCTTTGCTAAGGCTATACAGTATTAGAATAAATAATACAGAGGTTTAAAATTGAATATCGTATCAAATCATAATAGATTGCTTCGTGGAGCTCCCATTTATACAGCAGGCGGCGATATGTGGACTTCTGGTTTGGAATACGAAGACGGCAAGATTACTGGATATTCCGGTTCCGCTTTCGGTCCTGACTGTCCCTGTGACTCCGCCGCAATCGTCGATTCGGCATTCGACAAGTCTACCGCATGGGTAGAAGAACAGAATTACCTTACGGCTCACCAGGATGTTTCCAATTTGCCGTATGTTCAGAATTCTTCTCTTGAATTTAACGGAGCGTTGATTTCGGGCATTTCGGGTTCCGGTTTCTACGCGGTTTCTGCAGACAACGCGAACTACGCCGACCTGGCTAACAGTGCTTCTGAATCCGAACATGCTATTTCAGCAACTGTATCGCAGGAAGCCGTTCATGCGGGGTCTGCCGACTATGCCGATTCTGCAAATTCTGCATTGAATGCCGAAGTCGCTAACGTTTCCTATACGGCCTTGACCGCCAATTTCCTTGACGGCGGATGGGAACTTGACGAAAGCGGTAATATAACCGCCTATAACAATTCTGCTTTTGCCGGTTCTAATGGCGGGCAGTACGAAGGAATTTCGCCTATAGTAGTCAATAACGAGGAAATGAAGATTTCCGCCGAATCGGCTCGCCTAGGCGTACAGGACCCGTTATATTTTGTCGAGGATAGCCAAACTGCTACGGTTATCGGTATTCATGATTCTGCCTTTCCTACATTCGAAGGAACACCCGACGGAAAGATTTCAGCCATTAATGGATCTGCTCTCGATGCTACTTCTGTCACTGAATATAGCGGCGGCAATAACATTGATATTACTAATCATGTTATAAGCGTCACGGGTATCGTCGACAACGCATACCATGCAAATTCCGCAGACTATGTTCAGATGGCCGTTTCTGCACATTCAGCAGAGCTCGCCATTACGGCATTGAACGCAGCTTCTTCGAATTCTGCCACTTATGATTCTTTGGGACGCAAGATTGTAGATACGTACCTTACTGCACATCAGGACTGGACGACTACTATTCAGAACGCATCCGGCAACGCATACAATTCTGCAGTTAACTGGGTCGTTGACCAGCACTATCTGACGGCTGTCACAGGCGACAACACTCCGTATTCAGCAGGAGCGAATATCGACATTACTGACCATGTCGTTTCCGGCAAGGACTGGACTGACGAAATTACGGCTGCTGCTAATTCCGCATTTACGGCGGCTACGGCGCAGATTCCTTCTACGGCTAACCTGCCTTATGTAGAGAATACAGCATTGGAATCCAACGGCATATTGATTTCCAGTATTTCAGGTTCCGGTTTCTATGCTACTTCCGCAGATAACACTTTCGAAGCCGACCATGCACATGAAGCCGATTACGTTCTTTCCGGCTGGGAATATGACGAGAACAACAGGATTTCTGCATATAACGGCTCTGCATTTGCCGGCCAGGGCAGTACAGGCGGTATCGAATACGAAGGCATACTTCCGATTGTAGTCAACAATGTCGAACATAAGATTTCTGCACAGTCTGCAAGGTTAGGAGTTCAGGATCCGCTTTACTTCGTAGAGGATTCAAATTCCGCTACGGTTATCGGTATTTCAGGATTGCCAGAAGTCGAAGGCCTCATGTACGAATCCGGTCTCGGTTTGACTGGCGGACAGATTACGAGCTATAACGGTTCTGCTTTCTCTGCCGCTGGCGGCTCAACTAATCCACAGGTTCCTGTTATCGGTTCCGGTTCAGTAACGATTTCGAAGCCTTCTACTGCGGTCGTTATTTCCGGTAAGGATTACAGTAACGATATTACTGCCGCATCTGCCTATGTCTACAGTCTTGTTACTGGAAATACACTCCCTGCGTCTGCTGACGAGGCTTGTAAGGTAGTAACTGCAAATTCTGGATATTGGAATTCTGTCTATAACACGGTCAATACGTATTCTGGTACTTGGACTGGAGGTGGTGGAGGAGGAAGCGGTCCTTACATTCCGTATACTTCTTACGATGTTTCTACGGCCGGCATGGTTACGTATAAGCTGAATTCCGGTATATCTGTCAATTCCAATTCTGGTCTTGTTGAAATTGTCGCCGAAAATAACGCATACAACAACGAAGCCCATTTGCACCTTATGCAGAATAAGACTGGTGATAAGGCATTCTGGAGCGAACTTGACGGCGCAGGCGAAACATTCTTCATGTTCTGGAATTCCGCCAACATCAATACCGGTGACGGTGCTTCTTATACTGCCAGCACTACCGCAAAGCTGCAGATTCAGAACGGCATGATTTACTATTCTGCTACCAATGGTAACGAATGGTATATGAATACCAATAACTACAATAACTGGCAGTCTGCATATTCGTTCATGAATAATTGGTCTGTAAAGACACAGGTCGTCGGCTCTACTGCACAGGCGACAGGTTCTGACATTCTTTATATCGTAACGGGGTCGTAATGGGATTGATACTTAACGGCAATGCGCCGAGCAAGATGTTATACAACGGGGCGGAAGTCTCGTTGTATTTTAACGGTTCCAAAATTTGGCCGACAAAAGCAAATCTGCCGCCATATACATTACGTTTAAGATTTGCAGATGGAGTTATACCTACAAATTCTAAAGGTACATTAACGCAGGTATCATCATCACCTAATGTATGGGACTGGACGTATGATGGAAGCTGGTGGCAAGCATGGGAAAAATATGATACTTTATTGGAAGTAATAGATGGCAATACATCAAATGTAACAGCTATGGCATATCTGTTCAATGGTTGTACTTCGCTTACATCTGTTCCACTATTTGATACATCTAGTGTTACGAATATGGCATATCTGTTCAATGATTGTACTTCGCTTACATCTGTTCCACTATTTGATACATCCAAAGTATCGAATACGTACAATATGTTAAATAATTGCTACAAAGTAGCATCAGGTGCTTTAGCATTGTACCAGCAGGTATCATCACAAACAACACAACCATATCATTATCAAATGTTCCGTAACTGTGGTCGCGACACGATAACCGGCGCAGCAGAACTTGCTCAAATTCCGAGTGGTTGGAAATAAGGAGTTAACATGTCAGATTCTTTAGCTTTCAATAATGAAACTTTATTATATAACAACCAGTACGAGTTTTATTATCCAGATGATCCTTATAACCCGTTAAATCTGCCGGCTAATACGGTCAGAGTCAGAACCAGCGACGGAAATGTACCAATTAAGGACACAAATACTAGATATGAAACAGCTACGTTAGTTCCAGGTACTACAGATGTATACGACGTATACAAGAGCGGTGAAAGTTTTACAGACTTACTTTCGGGCTCTAATAACGTAGTTGAAGTATTAGGCGCTAATACGACGGACATTACAGATATGAATGAGATGTTCTATAATTGTACATCGCTTACATCTGTGCCTTTATTTGATACTTCAAAAGTATGGAAAATGACCAAGATGTTTTATAGTTGTGCATCAATTACGACTGTACCTTTATTTGATACTTCCAATGTAAAGCTTATGGAATTTATGTTCTATCATTGTACATCGCTTGAATCTGTACCTTTATTTGATACTTCCAATGTAACAGATATGGGGTATATGTTCAATGGCTGCACATCACTTACAACTGTACCATTATTCCATACTTCTAATGTAACAGATATGGGGTATATGTTCTATAATTGTACATCGCTTACTAAGGCGCCTTTCTTCTTTACTAATAAAGTGACGAATATGCGAGGTATGCTAATGCGCTGTACATCGCTTACGATTGTGTATCTATACGCTACGTCCAATGTAACAGATATGTCAGAGATGTTATTTAATTGTACAAATGTGCGAGCCGGTGCCTTGGCATTATATAATCAGGCGTCTACACAGGCAACGCCGCCGAGTAGTCATTCTCAAACGTTCTTTAACTGTGGTTCAAATACTGTACAAGGCGCGGCAGAGCTCGCCCAGATACCGGCTGACTGGAAATAAATATTTTAAGGAGATTTTTAAATGTCTGCAATTGTCAATAGTCAAAATGTCACATTCGCGGTAGGCGGCGGAAACGGCGCAAGTATTTCAGCGGATTTCGTTACAGGCCAGGGCTCTCAGGAAACGGTTCCTTGCAAGTCCCTTCATTACGTCAATACCCCTCAGGCGGGCCCTAACGGCCTCGTATTCGAGGATATGAGCGGCAACCAGGTTTCTGCACAGGTCATTCCGTCGGGTCTTGAAAGAGGCTTCGTATGTACCAACGGCGGGAGCAATTCGGTTTTCGTAAAGACCGCGGTTACTACTGCAAACGAAACGGCTTCTTCTGGATGTTACTGGGAAAGCGGCGAGTCTAACCCGTTCGTATACCTTACTGACCTGAACGACCAGGGAGCACCTCTTCCGATTTATATCCCTGCGAGCGTAGTCGCGGACATCTATTACGAATGCAATACGATTTCGTATGTGACCCACGGAGAGAACGTCCTCTTCGGCCTAAAGGAAACTTCAGGTCAGGACGACGCGGATTTCGTCGCTTCGTCTTATCTGAACTTCGCTCCGTCTTCTGACGCTGGCGCAGGCGTAAACCATCCAGGCTGTTTCCTCAGGGTCTATAACTCGCAGCAGACCGGTTTCTACGTATATCCTGCTTTCTGGCAGGGCTACGGCGGATATGGTTCTACAGGTTCCTATTCTGTAGGAGAGGACAAGTTTAGCATCCGATACTTCTAGTCTATAAATAAATCATGGGCTAATGTGCAGCTTAAGCACACAGGAAATGATTTATGAAGAAAGTATGTAAACAAGAAGCACCTGTTGAGCCAGAAACTCAGCAGGTTTTAAATTATAAGAAGGACCTAGAAGAAATCAAGGACCTCTTGAGGATTATTGCGGAAAAGATTATCGACCTAAGACCTACAGGAGGTTTCTAATGGCTGGCGGTACACACATCATACGTATGAAGAAAAGGCACGCCCAGATGAAGTTCCTCTTGGAGAATTTCGACAAGCCTGTTGTCAATATCGACGGCATGGGCGAAATGGAATACGACAAGGAAGGCTATTGTCCTACTGGTATTACCATGGCTTTGTTGAATTCGGGCGCCGAAGAAAGAATGGTCGGAGACAAGATTACTCCGAAACAGTTCTCTACTTTCATGATGCACATACAGTCATACTTCCCTAAGAAACTAAAGGTACGTAAAGACTGCAAGGACGTATGGACATACCATACTTTCAATAACGAAATAGGCGAAGAAACACAGGCCTTATTGGACGAATGTATAGACTGGTATCATGACATGAGGGCGCAGGTTCTAAACCTGCTGTCGTTCAACTACTTTACGCAGGGCAAGATGCAGTATATCGAGCTTATGAAGAGACGATGGAAATCCAAGTACTCTGAAAAGGTAGAACAGGCGGTACAGGCCGACGTCAAACAAGATACACAGATTAATATAGTTATTGACGATGCGTAAACTTTAATTTACTATATTTTATAGATTATGATAAATGGACAAAAAGAAATCTGGGTGGCCACAAATAATAAAGCACGTACTAACCTACGTGTAATTGCCTTCAGCAACTGTGGCCGCATAATGAGGGCAAACGGTACTGTTGAATTTACTAAATATAGGCAGGTTATTAGTATAAACGGTCAAGAAATTAGAATACACAGGTTATTAGCTGAAACCTTTATTCCAAAATCGGAAGACGATATTTTAAAAAAGCGTAATTGTATTGATCATATAACGCACGCCCCGGAAGGTATGAACGTAAATGACGTTAGAAACTTACGGTGGTGCACGCACAAAGAAAACTGTAATTTTACAGAAGTACGAATAAATCGAGCTCCGTCCCAATTTAAAAATGGTCACGAAACTTGGAATAAGGGATTATCTACTTCTTATACAGACTTTGGCAAGAAATTCGTAGAACATTTCAATATATTGGCTACTGAAGACTATAACTTGTATCGTAGAGAGAAACGTATCTATGTAAAAACGGGTAAATGTAGCTGGGAATAATATGGACTTTCATTATAAACTTTTTAAGCACCAGAAGGAGTTATTGACCTGTAAGGAGAATCTAGTATATCTCCGTGCAGGTCGATGACCAGTGGATCAGGTAAATCTTATATAGCCAGTCTTATGGCCGTAATCGCGTTATTGCAAGGAAAGCGCGTAATATGTCTTGGACAGAACTTCAAGGCCGTTTCTGAAGTCTTAATGCAGGAATGTATCAACAGGCTTTACGAAATATTGAAGCCGGAAGAATTCCAAATTCATAAGGGCATGATGAAGATAACCTATAAAAGAGGCGTTATCTATTTTGCTTCTTATGAAACTCCAGATGCTATTCGTGGTTATACTGAAATTTCGTTAGCTATACTTGATGAAGCCGCTTTGGCTGACCCGGACATAATGACAATCTTACCGTTCTGTATGAGAGGTAAAGATATTACCCCTAAGCTGGTAATGATTAGTACCCCTAGAGGCCAAAACTGGCTCACAAGGTTCGTAAAGGAAAACAACGTACCCCTTATTACGGCTACTACGAAAGATAATAAGTTTATTTCTGAAGAACAGATAGCCTTAATGAGGAAGTCATGTGTTTCCGAAAGCGCTTGGCGTAGAGAATACTACGGTGAAGAATGCGAAGACGTCGACAACGGCACGATATTTACGAGCGATATGTTTGACAGCGCCCCGAAATCTGGAACGACTATCACTATCGGCTGTGACCCGTCAGGATTTGGACATGACCTCAATTCATTAGTTCTTAGAAAAGGCAATACGATAGAAAAATATCATAAAGTTCAATTAACTACTGCAAAGGATATGTATGCAGTAATTAAGACATGGATTCATGAATATGGTCGAAATAACCTTTCAGCTATTAATATTGATGCCGCCTATGGAAGCTCACTTTATGAATTACTAATGGAGACAGATTTAGCCGGTTTTGTCAATATGGTTTCGTTCGGTGGAAGCGCTGATGAACCCTCGTATGCAAATAAACGTGCAGAAATCTATATGAAAACGAAGCAATTTATCAATGAACATGGCCTAAATGGTGTTGACGAAACGGCGATAAATGAGTTTCTATCCACAAAATATATCCTTAATAATAGAGATAAGATTCAACTTATCCCTAAGGAGGATATAAAGCAGGCTATAGGCCGTTCTCCTGATACTGCGGACAGTATCGCATTAACATTCTTTACTACAGATATGCCACGTGGTTTAGGTCTTGAAAGAAAAGCTCGCCAATCATACTATATGGGCTAAATCGCTTTTATAAATAAATCATAGCGAACATGGCGCATTCCATGCAATAAGGAAAATTATATGACAAACGATGAACTTGAAGTTCCGATGGAAACAGAAGTTGAGACGACAACCGAAGTTAACACGGAACCGGGAGTTGCCGCCGACGAAACAGCTTCGTCAACTGTTTCCGAAGAAAATGTTAATACTGATGAAAAGGCTAATCAGGGACACAGGGAATACACACCGGAAGAAAGAGCAAGTTATTCTTTCAGGAAGCAGCTGAACAAGCAGAAGGCCAAATACGAAGGCCAGTACAACAACCTGCAGGCTCAGTACAACGAACTCCTCGAACGACTCAACAGGCTCGAAAACCCGGATAAGTATGCCCCGCTGAACAGAGGACAGTTCCAGGACGACGACAGCTATATCGATGCGTTAGTGCAGCAAAGATTCGACAACATGTGGAATCAGCGCTTGCAGGAAGCACAGCAACGTTACCAGGAACAGGCACAACAGGACCAGGAAGTACAGGCATATAAGTCCCGTCAGGATGAAAATGTCAAGAAACTGTTCAAGACGCCGGAAGCGGAAAAACAGTATCGTGAAACGATCGGAATCGCTTTGCAGAACGGCTTGGGAGACTTGATTGATTCCGACAAGGAAATCGCTCAGTACATTATGCGTTCCGACATGGGCCCGAAAATCCTTTACGAAATGGCTATGAAGCCAGACATCGTATCTGAAATGTTCAGCGACAACGTAACACCAATGGACCGTCAGTTCAAGATTAGAGAACTGGAAAATAACCTGAGGGCTTCCATGGTAACACCGGCGCCGGTAATCGGAAAGCCAGGAATCAAGAGCCAAGCGTCTGCAGGAAGTATTTTCGACAGTGACGAATCCATCCTGAATTACTTAAGGACGCACTAAACTTTAACATTTTTAAAAAGGATTAAAACATTATGGCAGATAAGAATCTCGGAAACAAGTTTTCCAACAACCACAAGACCAAGCTCATCGCAGGCGAAGTCTACGACAACCTCCCGTACCTCAAGAAAGCCCACAGCTACATGACTCAGGGCGAACTTGAAGGCAAGAAATACGGCAAGACATACTCCATCTATATCCCGGATCCGGGTCAGGTCATGGACGGCCTCGAAGCCAATCCGGATGCAATCAACGAAGTCAAGGTCGACGTGACCCTTCAGAACAAGAATACTTCCGTTGAACTCGACGCATGGAACAAGCTCACCGATATTGAATCTTTCACTAACGAAATCGCAAAGCCGCGCGGTGTCAAGCTCGCACGTTCTATCGAAAAGGACGCAATCGACCAGACCATCAACAAGGCTTTCCAGATTGCCGTCGGTTCCGCAAACTTCAAGACTTTGACTGACATGTCCAAGGCCCTTGACGAAGTCGGTGTTGCCGGTACTAAGGTTTCCTTCGTGAAGCCGACTGTCGCAGGTGAAATCGCAAACGGCGGTCTCGCAAACTTCATCCCGTCTGAAATCCAGACCAAGATTTATAAGGACGCTTACCTCGGTCAGTATGCCGGTGCCTCCGTTATCGAAGAAAGCTTGATGCCGATCGTTAACGTCGCCGGTACTGAAACCGCTGCTATGGCTGTCACTGCAATCTCCGGTAAGGGTGCAGAATCTGCAACTGTCGTCGGTTACGACGTCGCTTTCACCGCTGCTCCGGGCGTTCCGTTCAAGGTCAACGCTAAGCTCATCGGTGTCGACGGTATGGAAACCGACCAGGACCTCTACATCATCGCTGACAAGGACGGTAACGTTCCGGCTGTTCGCTTCGCTGTAGAAGGCCACAACGTCAACAACGCAAACGCTTGGGTTCCGACTGGCTATACCACTGCTGCTCCTGAACTCGGTGTTGCTTCCGGTAAGTATGCTCTCGGCCAGTGCCGTACAGAAGACGCCGTTGGTTTCGATACCTATAAGTTCTCTGACCTTCCGGGTTCTGAAAACGAAACGGTTTCCGTTAACAACGTCTCTCTGAAGATGAGCACCTACGGTGACGGCAAGTTCATGACGACTCTTACACGTATCGACGCTCCGTACTGCATTAGTCTTCCGGATCCTCGCAAATCTGTTGTCGGTTACTTCAAGATCGGCTAATATAAATTGAAATAACGATATAAAAGAGTTGAGGAAGTTCCTCAGCTCTTTTTGTTTTTCTCTCGCCATCTTCTTTTATGAGCTTCTGACATTCTTCGTCTAGTTTCTTCTGATGGATGTGTTCCAATTTTTGCATTTCTTTTATTTTTTATTGCTTCAGGGAAACTGTCATTTTCCTGATGTGTACACCATCTTAAATTTCTAATATCGTTAATATTCATATTGATTGGTTTATGTGTTTTATGGTCTACGCACGGTTTATTATCAGGATTTGGTAAAAATGTTTCAGCTATAACTCTATATACCCGTGTAAGTTTCCCATTAAATTTTACTGTTTGGCGTAGTTTAGAGTCATATATTATTCCATTCAAACGTTTAAGACGACCCATATTTGAAATTTCAATAATTATATTTCCTCTAATAGGTTTGTTATTTGTTTTTATCCATAATTCTGTCATAATAAATAATATAGCAATAAACATACGTTTTGTAAACGTTTAAGGATAAAAATAATGATTTCAGTGAACGCACTTCTAAATCAATGTTTTCAAAGATGCTCACTAGTTGGGGATGCTCAATCCTGTACTGGTACGCAGGCCATGCAGGGCTTGAATGACCTCAAGTGTCTTATCGCAGAGCTCAACGGCCAGAATCTGATTCTTTCCGACGTAGAGACTGCCGACGTAACCAAGAACGGCATCATCAGGGTCATGGAAGAACTGCCTGACGGATGGGAAGAAGTCGATACACTGCCTGCCGCATCTAGCCAGCTCGTAGGAAAGGTAAGGAAATGCGGAAATAAAGTCTACGGCTGCGAGGCTATCCCCGGCACGTATACTTTCGAATGGGTGGAACGAGCCGACATCAAGTGGCCGGATTTGATAATCAAGCCTCTTCCGGACCGAGTCGTAACCCTCAGCCGTAAGCTCGGAAACCGTTACGTACAGCTTTTCCCGGGCGAACGCCAGCTGCTGGATTCCAAGACAAAGCTCGGCCTTCCGACTTTCTATACATGCGAGACGCAGCTCGAACATCATAAGGTAGAAAATATCGAATACGCCTATGAAGTATTCATTATCGAGACGGATTCAGTCCAGTCCGTACAGTACAGGGTTACTTACCTTAAGGGCCTTCCGGATTTGAAGCTCAACGACAAGCTCTATTATTCAGAAAAGATTATCTCTATCCTTGAGGACGGCGTATGCGCAAAGCTCTGTTTACGTTATAAGCTCATGGACATCAAGCCGGTATTCGACGAGGAATTTGCGAACGCCGTAAGGTTGCTTAAACGTGCAAACCAGTCCAACCGTCCTATGGTATACGAAGGAATCGGCGGCTCTTACTTAGACAGTTTCTATGACGGACTTTGCCCGCGTTCCTGGTAAGGAGTATAGATGGCTAAGAATATTACATACAGTTTCGTAGGCGGTTCAGCCAAGACAAAGAATCCGAATATCCAGGGCGCGGCAATCAGCCGCAACATGTTTACGGGTTTTAACGGCACGAAGGACGACGCTCGCCGTTTCATGCAGTCTTGCCCGGGTATCAAGTATCTTCTTTCGTTGGGCGATTCTGGTCAGGTCGACGGCATGTACGTGCCTTCCACTGGCTTGACTTCCATGAACTACGCTCCTTCGTTATTTGTCGCATATAACGGTTCTGTTTACCGTATCGACAACGGCTACAATGTCGAGACAATCGGTTACTACACGTCTGGAAACAAAGTGGAATTCGCGGAATCCGGCGGCGAACGTGCAATCCTGTTATGGGTAGATTCTGTCGCAATCCACGGCTATGACCTCAAGAAGGGCGAATCGGTTTCTATTACTCTTCCAAAGAGAATTACTGAAAATCTTTACGTACGCCCGACGCATATAGCTGTCGTTTCCGGTTCTATCGTTATCAACGACCTCGGTTCCGGCTACGTCTATTATTCGAAACCTTATCCTCTGTCACAGGAAGAGCGCCAGGTTTTCGACATTGTTGACGGTCAGGTTCAGTACGAATCCGACAAGATTACAGTCAAGACGAGACCCGTAGATTCCGGCGAATACTGCTTCCTGGACGACTACGGCGTGCAGATGTATTTCAACGCTGAATCTTCTTCAGACCGTGTAACAGCAATTTATTCAGTTGGTGCGTTACTAACACTTTACGGCCCGTCTTCTATCGAATTCTGGCAGAGAGGCGACGCTGAAACCTATCAGACATGGCAGAGAGTTTCGTATACGATTAACAAGGAACAGGGCCTCGAGGCTAAGTATTCCTTGGCTTCAGTCAACCAGACACAGTTCTGTATCGGAACCGGTAAGGCTAACGCCAAGTGCGTCCTTATGATTGACGGCACGAAGGTTTCTAAGATTTCCGAGGAATGGCTCGACCGTATCTTGAACGATAACGAGATTTCGAATACGCGCGCATGGACCTATTCCAAGAACAACCACAGTTTTTATATTTTTACTGTAGGTAACGAAACCTACTGTTACGACATTTCTACAGGCGAATGGCATATCAGAAGCTCTAGGAACTTCTATACTTCCAAGAACAAGCCGTATATGCCTCTGTACGCAGTATGGTTCAACAGCAAGATTATTACAGGCTGCTGCGAGAACGGAAACCTGTACGTACTTGACGACAATTACTACCGCGAGGATTTCAACGAGACAGACAGTCTTCCGCTTTATCGTGTAAGACAGACTCCGGTCATTACGGCGGACTACAAGCCGTTCGTAATCTATCAGCTGTCGCTCGAATGCAATGCCGGCTCTATCGAAAACTACAACAAGCTTTCTACATGTTTGCTGCAGGTTTCCAACGACGGCGGATATACTTTCGGTAACGTCATCGAGGCTGGTCTTGGTGAAAGGGGCGAATATTCGGCACGCCTTAACTGGTTGAATCTCGGCCGTACAAGGCAGTGCGTCTTGAAGGTTATGTTCTCTGAGGATTCCGATTTCGTCATTTCGGATTCTACGTTAAGGTTCGACATTCTCAACACGCCGATTTAAGGAGCAACTATGAGCAAGATAATTTTTAAGTTATTGGAAATTCTTGGCTTTGTAATAGCCAATAAGGCACTGGAGAAGAAGGATAATGATAATAAACCAGGGAAGTAAGATTGAAGATATTCGCCAGGCTATTCAGGGCTCCTGGTCGAACTTTGAAGAGGAAGTACAGCAGGAAGACTATACAGACAACTGGACAGTAGTCGAACTCGGTACGATTAAATTTTACAGGAGACTGTGCCTTGAAGGCAAGAACGTCTTGCCGCAGTCGTTCCTGAAAAACCGTAACAGGGTCATGGGTTATCTCGCGTTTACGAAAGACGAAG